GCCTCTCCACATAGTGAAAAAAGTTGCAAGAAATGCTACAGGTGTGAACTGTAAAAACCCACCCGCTAATTCAGAAAAAGTTCCAGGACGAACATCAATAGTCATAATGGTAGCATCAACAGCTGAAGTAAGCTGCCAATTCGCTTGCTTAAAATAAGCGTATTTCCTGGCAATATAAGAAAAATCCATCTCATCATATTGTGTACCAGATAAACCCTCTAAACTAGTAACTCCTGGTTTGGATAACAAAGCCAAAGGTCTAGCGTCCGAATCTCCATCAACAGTTGAATGATTAGATGCATTAATCAAAGAAATTTTAGATGCTGAATCTCCTTGAATTGGTTTAGAAAAACCAAAAATAGAAGCGGCACCAGCCATACGTTCAGCAACCCAAGACACATCATTACAAATGCTTCCTATAAGTGGAATAGAAGAAAATTCCTTAAATCCTCTAGAAACTGCTGAAGCAACAGAACTAATTGGACCGTTGTTTTTATTACTGATTTCTGCCTGTCGGTGATTCTTAATCATAGATTTAGAATAACCAGACTGAGCAGAAGCAGCACCAATTAGTCGAACATTTTCAAAGCTTACATACAAAGTATAAGTAGCGGTAGTCGAACCAGCAGGAGCGACTAAAGGTGAATAAGGATAAACATTCAAGTACCCTAAAGAACTAATATTTGAACCACTAATCAAAGTGTTAAGAGGAAAATAAGACTGACTTGATACAAAAGGAATTAAAAGTTCCGCTGAAGTACCAGTAGCTAAATCTATTTCAACATGAGGTACAGTAGTTCTTTGAATCAAAGTTGCCATATGCTGATTATTAAAAGTAAGAGCTTTCAATGATGAAGTAGTGGTAACCATACCACCAAGAGGAACCCAACCAACACAATATCTACCTTGTTGAAATCTATTAGCATTAATGACTATTCTAACACGCATATCCATACGAATACCAAAATAACCAACTAATTTATTCTTCCACATAGTCCCTTGAGCAGCATCAAAAGCCACTTTTGGCAAACTATAGCTATTCAAAAAGGAATAAGTATCAGTAGTAGAAAAAACACCTGTAGTAAGAATAATTGGCTTAGCCAAAAAATCAATAATACTTTGAGAATAAAGCTGAGTATCATTCAAACTAATTATGGAATCATTAACATGAGAAATAGCTGAGCCATCTCTAATCATAACTTCAGCATCATCCACAAATACTGTAGTATCATTTACATTAGCAATACCAGAATGACCTGAAACAGACGGATCATCGGGTGTGCTTACTTTTCCTGAATCAACAGAAGAAGTATTAATTTCATTTTGAATCGCATTGACAGACAGCATATTAACGTTATTATTATTTGATGTAGCCATAATTGAAATTAGAAAAAAGAAACAGGCTTTTGTATTTACTGACAAACCGGCCCAAAACAGTGGTTACTAACCAAGGAGAAGGAATCACAGATCTCACTGTGTTCAATCGATAACTTATTCTATCGACTAAATATTTTTGGATTTTAAAATTTTTTTTACTCCAATTACTTTACACTTTTATTTAAATTTAACGGCCTTTT